AGTATATCAACAGATGCGTAGGAGACAAGCGTTTCTATATCATACTAAGATGGGATCAGCAATAACTATAATGGTTCTATTACTATCTTACTTAATATACTCTTTAGTAGACATGATTATGGAGGTTAGTAGATGATTAGCATACTGTTTAGCACACTAATAGCAACTACAGTTCCACAACAAGATGTTTACTACTGTAGGCTTAGTTGGTTTGAAGAAGGCTCATGTATATACCAATGTCAAAATGGATATGAAAGATTTACATGGTCTGAAGAAGAAGCAATAGATGGCTGTAAATTAATGAAGAAACTTTATAAAACGTAAATGGAGTAGATAAATGTTGCAACTATTGACAGGTTTATTACCAGTAGCAGAGAAGGTACTAGATAGGGTTATCCCTGACCCTAAAGCTAAACAGAAAGCATTACAAGAGCTAGCTAAGTTAGAACAAGAAGGTGAATTAGCCAAGATAGAAGCTGAGTTTGCTGATTTAGATTCTGCTAGAAAACGTGAAATGGAGATAGCCACATCAGTTGCTGCACCTTTCCTAAATAAAATAGTCACCCCTGTACTAGCACTTGGAACTGTATCTCTATCATTTATACTATTTTGTGTTGTTATCTTTGTTGACGTAGATGTTAACTCAGGTGCTAAAGATATATTGATATACGTACTAGGTGCGTTAAATTCAGCTATGACAATGGTTCTTGCATATTATTTTGGATCTTCTATAGGCAGTAAAGACAAAGATGATAAGCTAGACACTCTTGTTAAGTAATGTTTGGTTTTGCACATTTATGGTTTCCACCAGAAAGGAATTGTATGGTAAATTTTGGTAAGTATTTTACTAGAGATGAGTTTGTTTGTAGTCATACTGGAGAAGCAAAGATGAATCAAGACTTTCTTGATAAGCTAAACCAGTTAAGAGAGTATTATAATAAGCCTATGATAATATCTTCTGGATACAGAGACATTACACACCCCATAGAAGCTACTAAACGTAGTGGTGGTGCACATACTACTGGTTGTGCTGCTGATGTAATGGTAGATCGTGGTGATGCTTATAAAGTGCTTGAATTAGCGTTTAAAGTGGGTATGACAGGCATAGGAGTAGCACAGAAGGGTAGTGCTAGGTTCTTACATTTGGACTCCATAGAAAGCTCTACAGAGCGTCCTAGACCTACTGTGTGGAGTTACTAATTTAGTCTTAGTATATTAAACAGAGCTATAAGTACAAGTATAGGAGAAGCCATTACCAATGAAATAGCTATTGCTCCTACAATCATTAAAAACACAGAATCATCTTTTTCTGCCATCTAAGGTCTCCCAATGTAAGTATTCACATTCTAATCTGAGTTGTTCATCAGTAAGTTTAAATTGTGCTTTGCCTACTGCTTGTCCATCATCATATCCTGTTTGATAAGCAGTCTGCCATAGCTCATGTACTTGCTTTTGATTGTTAAACAACACAAGATAGCTTACAGTAACTCCTAGTATAAATACAAGTATATTAGTCATCAAAGTCCACACATATTCTAATTATAAAAAAGTCAATAACAAGATAACTACCACTATATAGGTAGTCATCTTGAGTATTAACGTATTCAAAGCCTAGCATAAACCCTTTTATAGGTGAGTATGATATCTCCATTATTGCACCTCACAGCTTCCACTAGAACAAGCTAGTTCTTGAACTCCTTTAACATTATCTTCAACCTCTACCAAGCTATTCCAATCTATCTTAGATGGCGTAGCTTTTACTAGCTCTTCATACTGCTCTTTAGTACACTCCTCATATGGTGCTTGTCTGTAGCTACCACCATCATAAGGTAGGAATGATATGCCTGATATGTTATCAAAGTTCTTCCATACCCATGAGCCTACTTCAAGCCATTCTTCTTCTTTAACACTAATGGTTACACTAGGCTTATGTTCACACCAGTAGTTCTGATACATTAACCATATCTCCAGGTTATCTGTAACTGTTAAATCTTCCCTAACTCTAGCACCATCTGGAGCTTTTATAGGAAACGAGAATACTACTGTTGAGTCTGGTTTCATAACACAATCTTCAGTATGTACTCCTACTTCTTGTAAAAACTTTGACAAAGGGTCTTTTTTATCTCCACGAACCCTGCGTATGTAATAAGGACTATGCCTAGTGTGTATGCCACTGGAAGAGTCAACAAGCTGAGAAACAGTACCAGAGGGCTTAACACAAGTAATAGCAGTAGATTGAGGTATTCCAAGAAGAGTGGATAACTCAGCATTAGTTTTAACTGAAGTTTCTCTAAGTATTTGTAGGTTTTCTTTTGTTGTATCATTTACCTCTCCCATCATCTTATTATCTAAGATACCTGTTAAAGATACTCCAAGCAACCTTTCTTCTTCTGTGTTATTTTTCCACACTTTACGCAAGTAAGGAAACTTAGTTAATGTAGACTGCCAAGTACCAAGTATAGTTGCTATCTCTACCTTGTTCTTTAGCGTATCTAAAGTATCTTCTGCCCTTACTACTACCTCTGTAAGGTTACAGAACTGATATGGACGTAAAATTATCTCACTACAGGGGTTTGTACCAAACTCAAAGTTATCATCTCTTCTACCATTCTTAGCTACCTGTCTCTTAGAAGCTGCTCTGCTAAATATACCTCTTTCACCAGATTTGCTTTCATATAGACTATGCCATTCTTTCATAAACTGACTAACAGTAGGTTTTTCAGTATAAACAGCAGAGTTGTTTGCTAAAGCTCTTTGTGGATTATATTCCCACCATGCTCCATACTTACAATGACGCATCTTATCATCTTCTAGTTCTGATAAAGATATCATAGCTGATCTTCTTACACCACCAACTACAACAACTTCTCCAATCTTACACAACAAGTCGTGACAGTCTATAGAAGATAGTTTCTTACCTACTGACTGTTTAAACTTAAATATAGTAAACTGAAACAACTGGTCTAGTGGTGCTGATCCTGATGCCCTACCACCAAATGTTTTTAATCTAGCACCTGCTGGTCTTACTTTAGATAAATCATACTTAGGAACTTCGCCACTATATAACAAAGCTATTAGCTGTCTTAATGCCTTAGCCCAACCTTCTTTGCTATCTGCTACTGCTATGGTTGTATCTGACTCAAACAACTGCTCTGGTATCTCTGGTAGCTGTGATACATATTGCTGCTCTACACTAAACCCTACACCTGTACCACACAAGAGTATATACATAGCTTCATCAAAGGCTTTTGCATCATCTATAGGCAAGTATGAGCAGTTATAACCAGCGGTGTTGTCTCTATCAAGTGCTTTACCAGCAGTCATTATAGCCCTCATGCTAGGCATTACTTCAAAGTTCTCTATAGCACTTTGTACTCTAGTAAGTGTTATAGGGTCTACCATATGTCCATGTTCACTTTCTAAATGTTTTACCATAAAACCAACATAACGCTCTACTGATTCTTTCCAATCTTCTCTTCTACTTTGCTCTGGTAAGTACCTTGCGTATCTGCTCTTTGCAATAAATTGACTATATGTGTTCATTCAGTTAAATCCTCTTCTAATTGGTCTGCTTTATCTTCTACTTTATCTAAAAATCTATCTACTATTTCTTCTGATGTTATATCTAATACTTCTAATAATGTTATCTCATCAAGTTGATAGAGCTTATCACAAATATCTCTAATTGTCAATGCCATAATTAACTCCAGTTAATACCTTTAGTTTCTTCTAGCAACTTTATCATCTTATCAAGATACCATCTTGCTTTCTTAGCATCTTCAATAGGCTTACCTTTACTAAACAACCTAGAACCTGTGTACTTAATTACGTTACCTTGACAGTATGATATAGCCTCATACTTACCTAACACATCTACTATATAGTCTATTGTTTCTATGTTCCCACTGTTATAGTGTGGCGGGTGATTAACATTGTCCATATCTTCCCATAAAGAGTCTTTCTGTTTTTCCCACTTTTGTACTTCATCTTTTATAAGCATATTTTTTCCTTAAATAATCTAAGCTAACAAACATTTCATCAAACTGTCCATCTTTTACTTCATGTAATACTACTAAACCTCTCCAATGATTATTACCCTGATTACCCATGTATTCTTCATTGTGTAAATAACAAGAACCAGCAATAATACAAGTAATAGATGATCCATCTGCTCTTCTACCGTATGCCACTTGTCTGCCTTGTTGGTGTCCTACAACACAACTCTGGTGAGTCTTAGAAATCATACATGAAGCTGATCCTATCGGTCTACCCATAACACCACTAACTAGGTAATGAGAGTAAACCACACCATCAATAATAACAGGATCAAGGAAATCAAACACCTCCCAACCAGCTTCTGCGTATCTGAGATCATCAATACCAATAGTGCCGTAGAGTTTAGGGTCTCCTTCTGTTGCTCTGTCAATTCTGTTTTCGTGGTTGCCAAGCGTGAGAACCATTCTTGGTCTATATTGCTTCTTCTTATCTTTTCTACATTTTTCATTGTAATCCCTCAAAGGTGCTAATAAAATATTCATACCTTTAACTGCTGCTTTAATATCATCTTTATATCTTCTGCCTTCAAATGACTTTTTACCAACATCATAGCTTGATAGTGATGGCATATCTGCAAAGTCACCAATCTGAATTAAAACATCTGGCTTCTTCTCTACTATATATTGTCCAATCCACTCCAAGTAAGATAAATCAACACCTGGTTTTACTTGAGTGTCGGGTATAATTAAATGTTTCAATGGTTAACCTTTCCCAAAAGTTTAAAATAATATTCAGCATCAACAATAGCTAAAGGTTTACTTCTGTTTTGCTTGACTATCACTACTGGTTCTGCTCCTCTACAGTTAGTGCTTGCTTGCTCATAAAAACCATATACTGCTACCTTTTGTCTTGACTTACATTCAATAGATATATTAGCTTTCTCTCTTGCTGTAGGACTTAATAGCACATCTTCACCACCACAACCCATAGATGTTGACCTAACATCATCAGTCTGTAAATGTAATTTCGATACTATCTGATCCCTCACCCACTGTTGTAACATTCTTCCCTTGTTCTTTCTGCTGCTGGTTTTCAAAATATATAACCTCTTTTTTAGTTATCCATTTCTTAGGAATGTGCATACGAGTATTAGAGTGATCTATTGATATTGTAGAAGCAATACAGATAGCTTCTTTATTTTCATCTACTACATAACCAACTGTAATACATTTATGCGTTTCTGCTGTGGCTGTCTCTTCCCAACCACAGTCTGCTACAGCATCTTGCCAAACTATTCTATATACTCTGGTAGAGTCCACATTTGGTCTTTTTGCTTTCTTATCCACAATAACTGTCCTTGTTCTAGTAAGTATTCTCTATTGTATTTATATTCTTCAAGCACTGCGTTATATAAATCTTTTTCATCTTCTAAGTCTGCAAGTATCTTTTCTGCTCTTTTATCTCCAATACCTTTTAATCCTGGAATGTTATCTGTTCTGTCTCCTGTTAATAATTGTTTATAGAAATGTTTTATTGTTTCTTTCTCTGATAGATAATAAAGATCGTTTCTTTGAAAGTTATAGTGCCAACCTCTGATATTATCTAAATCTTTATCAATAGTACATATGACATAATCTTGTTCATTCATCTCATATGCTTTTATTCCTATGGCATCATCAGCTTCTTGGTTCTCCTGTACTTCAAAGCCCCATGCTTTCTCCATGTATTCTCTAAGTATAGGTAAGTGTTTAGGCTTACCTGACTTTCTGTGTCCTTTGTAGCTTTGTGTCTTAGCTATCTTGTCTCTATAATTATTACTACCAGTTAGGTAGCCAACTGCATCATCACAGTTGGCATTTATAAACACTAACTCCTCTAAATATTCTGCTAATTTGTTGATGGCGTATTCTTGCTTATAATCTTCACAACCAAACCCTATTTTATAGGCTAGGATATCACCATCAACTATAGCAATCATTAGAGAACATCTCCATCATCTTCTTCACCATCATTAGGCTCTTCATAGGCTACTAGCTTGTCTATAACGAGTCTACGCAAACTAGGCGATCTTCCCTTACCAAACTTGCCTTCCCAATCATAATAGCTTACTATAGCAACTGCAACAGAACCATTACCTATAGCAATATCAGATAAATCATTACCTTCTGAGTCTATTACCTTGATAGGTCTTTTACTTTTACAAACAATAAAATCACCCTTTTCTGGCTTATCAGCTTTGTTGTTAACTGATAGTCCTATCTTCTCAAGAGCTTTTACTGCTGGTTCTGATAAGTTGCACAAGTCAACTGTGTACTTCTCTGCCATAGCATTAATTTTGTTATGAAAACACCACATAATGTTGGCTTTGATCTTAACTGGTTTAGCTACTTCCATAGTTTCTCCTTAATGAGTTTCTTTCCAATTATTACCTACTTTATATTCACCATCTAAAGGACAATTAAGATTTAATGCTTTACCTGCTTCTACGATAGCTTTAACTCCTAACTGTCCTACTAGCTCTGCATCATCAACACTAGCTTCTACTTGCCATTCATCATGTACGTTTGCTACAAAGTATGCGTCTAACTGATAAGTCTTTATATACTTGTTAAATATTATTAGTGCTTTCTTCATAACAACTGCACCAGCCCCTTGAAGCAATGTGTTTAATGCTGAGTGTGCTGACCTAACGTGTAATCTTCTGCCATCTAAACTAGGTAATGTTGGTGTTTGTTGCATAGTCTTTTCAATACGTTTTTTTAACTTTGCTAGTGCTGGTACATTCTCCATAAATTTATCTATGGTTTCTTGTCCGTCACTTTGCACCATTGTACCTATCTTTCTGGCTGAAGCACCATAGAGAAAAGCATATATAAAAGTTTTAGCTTTGGCTCTAGTGTCAAGTCCAGCAGCTTGCTGGTTCTTACTGTGTATATCTCCGTCTAAAATCTCCTTAGTGTAGTTATCATCATTCATATAATGTGCCAACATTCTCAGTTCCAACCCTGAAGCATCAATACCAACTAACTTATGACCAGGATCAACAGTCCATAGTTCCCTACACTCTGCACCATATGGTGCTGATACTGAAGGCACTTGAGCTAGATTAGGGCTGTGGTGTGTCATTCTACCTGTGACTGCTCCGTTGGTAATGACCTTACCACAAACCCTTGATCTGTCATTCGTATGCTTAATCCATGATTCAGATTGAGCCAACCTTTTCTGAAGGAGTAAGTATTCGCAGATGAGTTTTGCTTCTGGAATATCAACTGATCCCAAAACTGCTTCATCAACAATGACTGTACCTTTGTCTGTAAACTTCTTGGGATTCCAGCCAAGTGTTGTAAGTCTTTTGGCAATCTGTTGTCTTGATGCTGGGTTGAATATTTCAATGTCATCTTTTAATCTTTTTCCTGTTTTTTCCGAGAACCTTTCTGTGATGATGGGTCGAAAGGATTGTTGAAGCTGTTTTTCGAGGTTTTCCATTCTTGTGCGTAATCGTTCCACCAGTTCCTTGCATTTCTGTAAGTCAATCCTAAAACCTCTGCTGACTTGTCTTGAAACGATTGAAGCAACCTCATGTTCGAGGATAATACATTCTTGAGAAAATCCATAGTCTGTCCTTTCTTTTTTTAGTTCTTGATAAACTTTCTCTAATACTTCTACGTCATTAATACAGTATTGTTGCATCTCTTCTGAGTACTCGTCAAACTCTTTAAAATCAGTCTTTGGAAACTTTAGTGTTTCTCCCCAAGCAGCTAAACTGTGTTTCCTCTGTGGGTTCATTAATCTTGACAGAACTAATGTGTCCAAAACTTGGTTCAATCTTATCTTTGTGTTCCATAGTTTGTTTAAAACTGGAAAATCGAAACCTATGCCATTGTGAGCTATTAATGTTTTGCCCTTTATTGATTGGTTTAGACTTTCCACGTTTCTGTGACATTCAACCTTTCCCTGTTGATTTTTTGTTACTACTAGATGTATTCTTGAGTGATCCATTGTTGTTTCTATATCCAGAAACATCAACTGGTCTTTCTTCTTGCCATTGCTCATTTGTTTCTAGCCTTGAGTAAATTGTGCCGTCATCAAAAAGAACATAATGTGTTTTAACACCATTGTTATTTTCAGTGACGCTGTGGTTTATTAGTTTTTTCATAGTTTAGCAGTTCCTCTAGCTTTTCTTCTAATGAAGAATCATTATTGCATACAATTTCGTCTATGTCAAGTAGTTTAGCATAGGCTTCATTAGCTTGTTGTAATTTTGCAACAGTAATTTTCCACTGTTTAATTTCTTTGGAAAGTAGTTGTGTACTCTTCTCAAAAAAGGCAGCATCTACTTCTGCTGACTTTAATGATTGTTTTAAATCATGCACTTGATTCTCTAAGTGGTAGATAACATCATTAATGTTTTCATCTTGATATTCATCTTCATACATATTAATTCTCCTTTGTTAGGGTGGTAGACATAACGGTATATGTGTTACTTCTGTGCTGTGTTAGTTCTCTTCTAAGTCCTCGTCAATCACTTCTTCCATGCGTCCTGTCTTGTGATTATAATACAACGCACAAGCCTTACCTGTCAAGCCTGAATATCTATTTTTAACTACTCTGACTCTTGTGGTGTGTCTTTCAACAGGATCATCATTCTGGCTATCTCTTTCCAGACCAAGCACCATATCACTTAGTTGACCTATTGCACCGCTGCCTCTAAGCTGTGATAGAGATGTAGCTGCGCCATCTTCGTGACCTGTACCACTAGGTCGTTTTAAGTGTGAAACAGCAAAGAGAGTTATATTACACTCCTGAACCAAGATTCTAAGTCTAGTTGTAATCTCATCTAAAGCTCTTCTCTCATCACCATGTTGCTGATCTGATACTACGATTGATATGTGATCTAAAAAGACATATTTACAAGATAGAGCCTTTGCCATATACCTTACCCTGTTGACTATGTTATCAACAGATGTTGATCCAAACGAATCAAACAAGTAAACCCTGTTAGTTCCCAGAGTTGACTCAAACGCAAGGTTCTTTTCTTCTTCTGATGCTTCAGTTTCTGATAAGTGTAGTGGCTTATTAGCATCTAAAGACATCAGCGATAGTGCAGTGCGTTTAACTGACTCTTCTAAAAACAATAAACCAATGTTTTCTTCAGTACTCTTTAAGAGTTTATAAATAATCTCTTTTAAAAATAAAGACTTTCCGAGTCCTGATCCAGCACACACAGTAACCAATTCACTTGACCTAACTCCGCCAGTAAGATCATTTAAGCCACCAAAAGGGTAGTAAGCTATTGACTTTTCTAACGGCTCTAGCACCAAGTCTTTCAATGTTGAGCCTGATATAATCCCATCTGGCATAAAAGTTTGAGCAGCCCAAAAGTCTTTGATAAACTCTTGTTGTTTATTTGCTACAAGGTAATCGTTAGCGTCTTTGAAACCATCTCTAAACTTCATCAACTTAACTTTTTTTGGTGGCAGTAACTCAGCTACTTGAAGCATAGCATCTTGCCCTTGCCTATCAGAATCAAATGCAAGCACAATATTAGGAAAGCTGTTTATATATTCATATGCTTCTTTACAACACTTTAAAGAAGAGCCAGCACCATCTCTTATAGAAACGTGAGCGCCAACACCGTTTGACATTTGGTATGAAGATAGACAGTCAAGCTCGCCTTCTGAGATCAGTAAATATTTTGCAGAGCTTGGGAGAAATTTATCGCAGCCAAAGAGTGGCAGTCTTTCAGTATCTTTTGAGTCTGAGCCAACCCAATAAAACCTCTTAGATTTATCTCTGACTTTGTAAACTGATTTGCCGTAAGGAAACATAATTTTACCAGAGCTATCAACAGTAACATTGTATTTTTCACAAGTAGACCTGGTAATATTCCTATCTGAGAGGCTCTGAGAAGCTCCTGAAGGGTCTTTTATGGCTTTAGGCTTGATAGACAACACTTCAGCCGTAGAAGGCTGTCTAGGAGCTTCTGATGGCTTTTCTGATGGTGCTGGAAAATGAGTGTTGCAGCTGAAACAATACTCGTGTCCGTCATCATATACTGCTCTAGCATCAGAAGAGCCACACTTGTCGCAAGGATTACCTGAGCTTAGTAGTTTACTAGGCATTATTAGACTCCTTAATTTTAGAGATAATCTGGTCTAGTGTCATTTGACCACTAGTGCTGAGAGAGTCAACCAAAAACATTATCTCTTGTAAATCTTTAAATGCTTGATCTTGCTTTTGTTCTGCAAACCAACCATTGACCAGTTCTTCAGTATCTATGTTATTAATATTGTTATTTTTATTTAAATTTGTAAATAATTGAGAGTAATCCATAATTATCACTTTCTTGTTTAAGTGGTTAAAATTGCTCTTTAGAGAAGCATTATACACATTTATAAAAATCTGTCTATAAGTGTTTATACTTAGTTTCAGTTCTTTAATTTCTCATAAATTAATTGGTGAATTGGACTTGTTGCTATAATTTCTATATAAACTTCACTCCAATTTTCATTATCAATTCCACCATTTTTAAATAATGGTGCTGAAAATAAAGCATTATTAATTAATTTGTAAGCACTTCCAGTTTCTTCGTGTAATAAAATCATTTTTAAATCTCCTTTACTTTAAAAACTTCATGTCTGAGTCATCAAGATAACCAACATCATCATAATTATAACTTAAATCCTCATTGGTTATTAATGATTCATTGCCATAAACAACAACAGAATTAGGCAGACAACTAGAACACATTTGAACGTACTCATGCGACGTTGTTTTTAAAGAGTTTTCGTAATCTGTAAGAATTGTATTGCAAGAAATACACTTCATTTGTTTAGCTCCTTGTTAATTAAATCATAGAGATATTTGCAGCTTAAAGCTAATGTAAAGCCACCAAAAGTAGTTAACAATAAAGCTATTAAACCAGTTAACTGCAAGTACATAGGTAGCATTTGACAAAATACTAAGCATATTAACAATGTTGACAGAAAAAAACTAATTAACAATAAAGTTAATTTAATATTAGTTTTAATTATATATTGCATTACAGTTCCTTAAAATTGATTAATGTAAATAAATGAAAGTATAGCACAAGATTGCACTACAAAGAGTAAAATAAATATTAAAAATGTTTTCATTGGAAAAACCTATATTTTGGTATTAATTGGAATCCTGGACAATCCTTGGCTTGTTTAATTGTGTAAGTAGTGCCACTAGGAAACTCAAGCAATATGTCACTAATTGCTTGTTGTAGTAGTGGCTGGTACTCATGCGGCACACAGTAGACATATGTAGATTGTTCAGAGTGGTTGTATATATACACCACAATATCAAGCTCAGAAACTACCCTAGGCGAGGGTTTTAAATCCTTTTTAGGTCTAAATTTGAATTGATGATATCGTGCTAAATCAATACTAGTTAAGTTAGTCATTGTTATTTACCTTTAGTTTGTAGTTTAACAAAATCTAATTTATTTTTAAAATAATCTTTTTTTACTTTCTAAAGTAACTTTCTAATATACCTTCTACTTCATCAACTATTCCACAAAAATTATCTTCAGATCTTTCACTTTCTTCTGGGTAACATTTATTTTCTACATATGAAGAAAGCTCAGAATATAATTCAACCCACAATTCTGTTGGTATTTTTATCTTTTTTTCTTTTTCAGCACATTCTTTTCGCCATTCTATTTCACCTTCAACCATACTTTTTAATTCATCCACAGACTCCCACAGTTCTTCTTCTGTTAAATTAGATAAGTTATGAATTTCAAAATCTCTAGACATTTTTAAAGCTCCTTAATTTGTAGTTTAACAAAATTTTTTGCGTCTTCTCTATTATCAAAATAATCTAATACCTCATAAATTGGAGAATCCCAAATTATTGTATCATCAAACTCTTTCCATATTTGAAATTGAGAAGGTTTTTTAATCTTTTTTGCTTTATACAACATTAGTTTTTTAATCCAATACGGATGGCTAAAATCATTCTTAAACACTATAAAAAACGGTTTAATTTTCTTCATTTTAAAACTCCTTTATTTATATTTTGTTTAATGTATTTTGTATTTCTTGGTTTATGGTTCTATCATAAGTAATTTGAGTCTCTAATTTTCTTTGATAGTTCTTTGCCCTAGTTTTTTGTGCAAAATCTTTCATCTCAATAACTGTTTCGATTTTATTACCAAGCCCGTCATTATCAGTCTGTAATAACCAAACCATATATCTGCCATCACTACCATTTTGATTTATTTTTGTGTGTCTCATTTTTAAAGCTCCTTATTTAATATAATAATATTGTAATCCAATTAAAATTAATTTGTCAAACTATTCTTTAATTATATAGTCACCGTAATCTTTTACAGTCATTATCCAATCTGTAACATTCTCACTAGGAAAAGCCGTAGCAATGAAATTGTTTAAACTTTTATTAACATTATCTTTTCTACTAAAAACTTTATCCAAATTGTGATATAAATGTTGAGGTAACAAATACAAATATTTTTTACCATGGGTAAAACTCTCTAAAATGACTACCAAATCTTCTTTTGATTCAGCCTCAACAGTTTTAAAATTACCATTCATTTTCACAGTTTCTTGGTGGTACAAAGCAATGTCTATACTTAACATAATAAATCCTTTCTTAATTAACATAATTAAACTTGATGGTTAATACTAATCATTCTCTTTTCTAAAGTGACTTTCTAATATACTTTCAACATCCTCAACAATTTCACAAAACTGGTCTTGCTTGTCCTCAGTGTAACGCTCTACTCCGTTTTCATCTATCTCGAAAACTGGGTCTAGGGAAGAATACTCAAGAATGTGAGCGGATATTTGGGTGTATAATTCAACCCACACTTCTTCTGGTATTGTTATTTTCATTATTAATCCTTTATTTAATTAAAATTGTCTAGTTACTTCAAAAACACTACTAACTCTTTTTCTACTATTAGGCTTAACCCAATCTTGAAGTGATCCATCAATATAAGTTGAAACGTGTCCATTAGTCATAATTAAAAATATACCCTTAGTGGGTAAATCTCTCACAACTTGGTTAACAGTTTTATTAAAATGAGCTTTCTTAAAACGTGAAACAACACAATTTAAACTTTCTATGACTGTTAAGTATTGATCTATAAACAAACCTCTTTTATGCTTTCTATTAACTAGCTCTTTAGTCTTACCATAAGCTATCCCAAATGGAACTTTACAACTAATAGCAATAGCCACAAGCGTACAAAAGTTAGTATCTTTGTAATGCTTGTGTCCTACCTTTTTCAATTGTTCATAAGTGTACTGTCTACGTTTCATTAAATATGCCCTTTAAAATTTTATTATTACTCATTGAATTACTTTAAATTAAAATAATTTAATGAATAATAACATTTTGTATAATTATTATAACCTGTATTGCATAATCGCAAACACCAGAATAATTATACAGCTATTATTCAAATATGGTTAGGAATCTATCACTAATTTGATTAGTCTGGCTCACAATACTGCTCATAGGCTCTTCAGACAGTTTAAACCGATCAAGGCTAACTATATTACTCATTTGTTAGTCTTGGTTCTATCTTTTCAGAGAGCCTATATGTGTGAGCCATCTAATAGAACTGGTAATTTACAAACTAACAAACTTACCAACTATATTACAGGAATCGACCAACAAAGCAAGTATTAATATACTAATTATCATTAAATAATAGTAATGATATTAATTAATATTACCTAATGATAATCATTAGTAAATCATTGATATGCAATACTAAAGTATGATTAACTGTATTGCACTGTATTAGTGCATAATGGTACTATGTGGTGCATAACAGACACACGCACCAACACAGTACACAACGCACCAATGTAGTGCATAACCGATTAAACTGGCATGATTATTGCTTGCAAGCAACATTTATACCACTATTGAATAACCCTGACAACATTGTGGCATGATTATTGCATGACAAACTTGGCACAGTTGTTGCTTAGTTCAGTTTTATATGGGGGGGTGGGGTAGTGCTGTGCTGTATAATTATGCTGAACCCACACAATCACTAAAAAAGTCAAAATAGGACTTGACAAATCACTAAAAATATGCTATAATCTCTACATTGTATAAAGGGGTATATAGACAATAAAGACTCAGCACAGAAGTATAACGAACACTCTTGCTCTCAACTTAGACCAATGCGGTCAAGTGGGATTGAGAGCGTCTCTTGGGATTGAGAGTGATAATCACTTATAGTTACCATTTAGAACCCTTAAGAACACTTTAGATTAATAAAATCAATATTGATCTATATTAACAATATAGGCAAATCAATGACAATAGACAACAAAGACTCAACACAGAGCTATGATGAACACTCAAAGAATGTTGTATCAGGAGTAACTTCTCTCTCTCCTTCCTCAACTGAGCCTGAGAAGAGGATTAGAACATATGCAAACAAAGCTAAACAACTAACACCTGTAGGCTCTAAACAGAAACGTAAGCGAGGTAGACCCTCTAAGAAAGAGATGGAGTATGTAGCTCTTAAGACAAAGAGAAAGAAAAGCCCTTTAGTATCTAAAAGAGAAGAAACAGCCAAGATCAGAGAACTGATGGCTAGAATGTTGATTACTAATGGTGATAGGGTTCTAAAGAAAACTATAGACATAGCTATGCAAGATGAACACCCTCATCAGATGGCAGCACTAAAGCTACTGATGGATAGAGCATTACCTGTATCTATATTTGAAAAGGATAAACAAGTTAATAAAGGTGTAACAATTAACATATCTAATGTAGCAACAGAACCCCAACAAGTCACTATAGACTCTGTAGACTCTATAGAAACAGTAGAACAATAATGGAATTAGATATTGAGTTGTTAAAGTGGCAACAGAGTGTGTGGAATGACTCTACAAGGTTTAAGGTAGTAGCTGCTGGTAGAAGAACTGGTAAGTCCAGACTAGCTGCGTATATGCTAATAGTTAATGCTTTACAGACTGAGAAGGGTCATGTGTGGTATATAGCCAACACTCAGGGGCAGGCAAGAGATGTTATGTGGTCTACCTTGCTAGAGATAGCACACCCTGTAATAGAATCCTCTCATATTAACAACTTACAGATTAAATTAATTAATGGTACTAAGATATCTCTAAAGGGTGCTGATAGACCAGAAACAATGCGAGGAGTGTCACTTAAGTTTGTAGTATTAGACGAGTACGGCTCTATGAAGTCTGAAGTATGGGAAACTATTATCAGACCAGCTTTAGCTGACCAGAAAGGCTCTGCGTTGTTTATAGGTACTCCTTTTGGTCGTAATCACTTCTATGACCTGTATAACTACGCTAACTCTGATAAAGATGAAGAGTTTAAAGCATGGCACTACAGTTCATTTGATAATGAGTTACTAGACCCTAAAGAGATAGAAGCAGCTAGAAAGTCTATGTCTAGCTTTGCATTTAGACAAGAATTTATGGCTTCGTTTGAAGCAGCTAGTGGTGGTATATTTAAAGAAGAATGGATTAAGTTTGATAGAGATGAGCCTAAAGATGGTAGATACTTTATTGCTGTAGACTTAGCTGGTTTTGCTGATGTAGTTCATGCTAACACAGCTAGAAAGAAAAGACTAGACCAGACAGCCATAGCGGTTGTTAAAGTAGACCAGAATAAATGGTGGGTTAAGTCTATTGAACATGGTAGATGGGGAACAAAAGAAACAGCACAAAAGATATTTCAAGCTGTATCAGACTATGAGCCAATATGTGTAGGTATTGAGAAAGGCTCATTAAAGAACGCTGTGTTGCCTTACATATCAGATTTAATGAGAAAGTACAATAGATACTTTCGTATAGATGATGTTACTCATGGTAACAAGAAAAAGATTGATAGAATTACATGGGCTTTACAGGGTAGGTTAGAACATGGTAGACTCTATCTTAATAAAGGTAGTTGGAATATGGAGTTTTTAGACCAGTTGTTACAGTTTCCTAACCCACAAGTACATGATGATTTAGTAGATGCTTTGTCTTATATAGACCAAATACAGATACCAGAATATATGCAACACTATGAAGAAGAAGAGTTTGAACCACTAGACATAGTAGCAGGATACTAGCCAAACTACAGAGTAGTATACCGTTATGTCTACCACCCTAAAGGAATAGCAATATGTATAATGAAAGTTTTTCAGTAAACCCTTTAGTATCATGGGTACTAGGTCAATGTGACCAATGGAGAGTAAACAGAGATACTAACTATCTTGACACATGGAAAGAGTATGAAAGGCTCTGGAGAGGCATATATGACTCTTCTGATCGCACCAGAGACTCTGAGAGGTCTCGTATCATTACTCCTGCTCTACAACAGGCTATAGAGGCTCATACAGCAGAAATAGAAGAAGCTGTGTTTGGTAGAGGTGAAAAGTTCTTTGATATCTCTGATGATAGAATAGATATTCAAAAACTTGATATAGAAGCTATCAGAAACCAAATGACAGAAGATTTTAAAAAAGGATATATTAGAAAATCTATATCAGATATAATACTGTTATCTGCTTTATATGGTACAGGTATTGGTGAAATAACTGTATATGAGAAGAAAGAACTAAAACCAGCTATGCAACCTATCATAGAATCTGGTAATACTGCTGTTGGTGTAATAGAACAAGAAAGATTCTGTGTTGGCTTAAAACCAATTACACCATACAACTTCTTAATTGATCCTACAGCTTCTAATGTTCAAGAAGCTCTTGGTTGTGCTATAGAAGAGTTTGTATCACTACACTCTGTAACACAAGCTATGGAAGATGGTGTATATAATACTATTACAGACTTATCTTCTACTTCTGTTGATTCTGACTTAGAAGTATCTCAGGAAGTATCAGACTATGGAGGTAATAGAGTAAAGTTATTAAGGTACTATGGACTCATACCAAAGTATATGTTAGATAATCAAGATAATGAAGATAAGTACCAAGAGTTATTTAACAAGAAGTCAGATGAGTATGGTTCAGAAGCAGCAGACTACACAGACTTAGTAGAAGCAATAGTTGTTATAGCTAATGATGGTCATTTATTAAAAGCAGAAGAATCTCCATATATGATGAATGACAGACCTATAGTAGCTTTTCAAAGCGATACCATACCTAACAGGTTCTGGGGTCGTGGTATAGCTGAAAAAGGTTTTAATATGCAAAAAGCTATTGATGCACAAATAAGGGCACACTTAGATAGTGTAGCTTTATCTACTGTGCCTATGATGGCTATAGATGCTACTAGACTACCTAGAGGAGCTAAGTTTGAAGTTAAAGCTGGTAAAACAATACTTACTAATGGCAATCCAGCAGAAATACTACAACCATTTAAGTTTGGTAATACTGATCCATCTAACATAAATACTGCTAGTAGCTTTATGAATATGTTACTAATGGCTACCAGTACAGTAGACAGTGCTTCTTTACCTGCTATGACTACAGGTGAAGGACAGGGAATGTCAGTAGCTTTATCATCAATTATAAAAAAGAACAAAAGAACTTTAGTAAACTTTCAAGAACAATTTTTAATTCCTTTTGTTACTAAAGCTGCTCACAGGTTTATGCAGTTTGATCCTGAAAGATATCCTGCACAAGACTTTGTATTTGTACCTTCTAGTAACTTAGGTATAATAGCAAGAGAACATGAACAAATGCAATTCCTTAATTTATTAAAAACATTAGGAGCAGAATCACCTATAGTTCCTTTGATACTATCAGCAGTTATAGAAAACTCTGGTTTAAGTAACAGAGAAACACTTATAGCACAGTTACAACAGATGATGCAACCTGATCCACAACAAGCACAAGCTCAACAGGCAGCTATGCAAATGGAAATGCAGAAAACACAACTAGAATTAGCTGATTTACAGGCAGATATACAGCTAAAACAGGCTAAAACACAGTCTGAAGCAGTAGAAACACAGCTAAAACCTACAGAAATGCAAGCAAAAGTAGCTGCTAGTGCTTCTAAGTACTTAGGAGAGGCTGATGATCCTACAAAAGAGTTTGAAAAGCGTATAAAACTAGCTAATGTTGCTTTAAAAGAAAAAGATATAGATACAAAAGCAAGAATAGCAGAATTACAGCTACAATCTTCAAGAAACACTTGACAAAACAGTAAAAGTGTGTTATAATACTTTCCATTATGGATAAAAAATTACAAAAGTATTATGATAATCGTTTTGATATGATGTCAAGTCAGGGTTGGAAAGACCTTGAAGAAGACTTAACAAAGATGTATGACGAGTATAAAGACATTAACAATTGTAAAGGTGTTGATGACTTTTACTTTCAAAAAGGTCAAGTAGATATGCTTAAATATATTTTAAGTTTAAAAACAATGTCAGAAAAGGTGTATGAAGATATTAATAATGAAGAAGAATATACTAATACTTAAGTATGGCTAAAAGAATATTTGAATTTATTTGTACTAATAATCATCTGTTTGATAGATACATAGATGATGAACAGTTTACAACATCTTGTCCACATTGTAATACTAACGCTAAACGCATAATTAGTATTCCAAGAATAGATTTAGATGGTTGCTCTGGTGACTTTCCTACAGCATCTGATGCTTGGTTAAAAAAAAGAGAGAGCCACATGAAGTATGAAAGAAAAATGGGTATTGGAGATGCTTATCGTAGTGAAGTCGAGGTATGATAAGTATTTAAGGGATAAGGAGACCCCCTGTTATGTAAGTGTCTTTCCTAAAATGTCTATATGACACAGGAGATATAATGGCTGAATTTGTAGAAGAAGTTAAGGAAGAAGAAACTAAAACAGAAGAAGAAGAAGTTGTCCAAGAACAACCAAAAGTTGAAGAAGAGATACCAGAGAAGTATAAGGGAAAATCTTTATCAGAAATTGTTGGTATGCACCAGGCGGCTGAAAAGCTAATAGGTAGGCAGGGTTCAGAGTTAGGAGAACTACGCAGAGTTGCTGATTCTTATATCCATAACCAAGCTGAACAGACAAAGCAAACAGAACAAGAAAATAATGAAGATGATTTTTTTACTGACCCTAAAAAGGCTGTAGATAAAGCAATACAAAATCACCCTAAGATTAAACAAGCAGAACAAGCTAGTTTAGAAATGCAAAGAGCTAAAGCATTATCAGCATTAAAAGAGAAACACTCTGATTTTGCTGATGTTGTTAAAGAGCAAGGATTTCAAGATTGGGTAAATAATTCTAAAGTTAGATCAGAGTTATTTGTTCGTGCTGATCGTAGGTATGATTATGACGCTGCTGACGAGTTAATATCTTTGTATAAAGATAGAAGAGAAACTGGTAAAAAAACAGCAGAGATGGAGAAACAATCTCGATCTCAAAGCGTTAAAACTGCTACTACAACTGTACCTAGTGGAAGTAATGAAGCACCATCTAAAAAGATTTTTAGGCGTTCTGATCTTATTCGACTGAATCAAACTGATCCTGACAAGTATGATTCTATGTGGTCTGAAATAGAATTAGCTTATAAAGAAGGAAGGGTCAGATAAATTACATTTTATAAAGGATATTTATCATGGGTCTAGGTACTAATCACGTTATTCAATCAGAGGTAAATACAGCAGGTTTTATACCTGAAGTTTGGTCTGATGAAATAGTCGCAGCATATAAGAAAAATCTTGTTGCTGCTAATTTAGTTAAAAAAATGAATATGAAGGGTAAGAAAGGTGATGTAGTTCACTTTCCTTCACCAGCTAGAGGAGCAGCCAGTACTAAAGCTGCTGAAACTGAAGTAACTCTTATTCAAGAATCTGGTTCAGAAATTACTGTTACCATTGGTTCTCATTATGAATATAGTAGATTGATTGATGATTTTGCTGAAGTACAGGCATTAAACTCATTAAGACGTTTCTATACTGATGATGCTGGTTATTCATTAGCTACAAGAATCGACACAGACGTTTTAGCTTTAGGTGCTTCTGCACAAGGTGGTGCTGCTAACACAGCTTACACTAAAGGCTATATTGGTGGAGACGGTTCTACACTTTATGTAGCTGGTTCAAATAACGAGTCAGCTATTACAGATGCAGGTTTTAGAAGAGCTATTCAGCGTCTTGATGATGCTGATGTTCCAATGGAAAATCGTAGTTTTGTTATACCACCTGTAGCTCGTAATACAATGATGGGTCTTTCAAGATTTACAGAGCAAGCCTTTACAGGCGAGTCTGGAAATGCTAACACAATTAGAAATGGTCAGATTGGTGACATATATGGAGTTAAAGTATATGTTTCTACTAATGCTGCTACTACTTCTGGTTCTGGTGGTGCAAGGGCTTCGTTACTTTTCCACCCTGAGTGGGCTGTATTGATTGAGCAATTATCTTTAAGAGTGCAAACACAATATAAGCAAGAGTACTTAGGTACTTTACTAACTGCTGATACCCTTTATGGTGTTGGTGAGTTGCGTGATAGCTCTGCTGTTGCGTTAATTGTACCTGCTTAATTAACTATAAGGGTTGGCTTTAATTAGTCAACCCTACTTTTTATCTTAAGGAAAAACAATGGCTACAAAAGTACAAAGAGGACAGCATAGACAGTTTCAAAATGCTTTTACAGACACATGGGCTGTATCAGATAGTTTTAATTTTGGAAGTGTTGGTGACGGAAACGAAGAAGTTACGGCTGTTACAGTTTCTGGAGTAAACTTAGGTGATATGGTATTAGGAGTTGCTACAAGTAGCTCTGCATTAGATACTAATTTAGTTGCTAGTATTACTGGAGCAAATACATTAGAGTTTATGATAGAAAATAACACAGGCGGTGCTATTGATTTAGCAACAGCTACTTATAGTTGCTTTATAGGTAGACCTAACTTTTAATATAACCCACCTAGTGTGGGTTTTACTTTATAAGGGTTATCATGGCTTTTTTTAGAGGCACAGGAGGTGCTGATACTGCTACATTTGAGCAACTGCCTTTAGCTGTTAGCGAAGGCGGTACAAGTGCTACTACTGTTGCTTCTGCTAGGTCTGTTTTATTACCATCATATGCAGGAGCTGATTTTGTATTAACAGTTAATGCAGATGCTACTGATGTTACGTTTGCAACTGCTGCTGGTGTTGATAGTGTTTCTCTTAGCGAAGCAACAGCAAACTTTACAGGAGTATTACAGAATGGCGGTAGTAATGTGGTGGTCGATACAGATATCGGTTCAACTGTGCAAGCACACGATGCTGATACAGCCAAGTTGGATACTACTGCAAACTTTACAGTCTTATTACAACAAAGTGCTAGTAATGTATTAAAAGCATCTGATTTAGGAGTATCAGTACAAGCATATGACGCAGATACAGCAAAACTAGACGCAGCAACTGCTAACTTTACAGGAGTATTACAAGATGGCGGTATAAACGTCTTAACAACAGCCAGCACCATTGAAGGGGGTACATATTAATGGCTACTATATTAACAAAAAAGAAAGACAGTTCTGGAATACCAGCAACTGCTGATTTAACAAATTCTACTGGTGGTGCTGAACTAGCTATTAATACTGCTGATAAAAGACTATACACTAAAAATAGCAGTAATGTTATTGTAGAAGTAGGAGTTAATCCTGCTACTTTAGATGTAGTAGGTAATGCTTCAGTTGGCGGTACTTTATTAGTAGAAGAAACTTTTACTTTTGCTACTGCTAATAGTACAGGAACATTATTAGTCTCAGGCGGAGTATCTGACTCTGATGGTAGTTTAAGAGATGTTCCTCAATCTAGAACAGTAGATAATAGTGCTAATTTAGCAACTACTGATTTAGGTAATTTTGTTTTAGCAATTTCAGCAGGTGTAACAATGACTATACCCGCTAGTACTTTTGATAGTGGAGATATATTATCTATTATTGCTAGAGGTTCTTCAGCACAAATTAGTGCAGCTATAGGAGGCATGATTGTAGCTGGAAATGCTAGTGCTACAGCAGTAGCAACTATAGCAGATAATGGAGTAGCTAGTTTAATCTTTACTTCCGCTGCTGGTTGTTTTGTTACAGGAAATGTGAGTTAAATTATGACAGGTATTCATCAACTTCTTTTTACTAACTTTGCTGCTGCTAGTGGCGGTGGAGAATTAACTGAAATTTTGCAGTTTACTGGAACAGGTTCTTGGACTTGTCCTACAGGTGTAACTGAAATAGATTATTTAGTTGTTGGTGGAGGAGGTGGAGGAGGTACAAGTGGTGGCGGTGGTGGTGCAGGTGGTTTTAGAACAGGCACTGGACTTACTGTAACTGCTGGACAAACTTATACAATAACTATAGGATCAGGAGGAGCAGCTTCAGGAGGTAGTGGTAATGGTAGTATTGGAGCATCTTCTGAAATAAGTAAAACTGGTTTTATAGATATTAGTGCTGCTGGAGGTGGTTTTGGGGCTGGAGGTTTAGGTGTTTCTGGAGGCCCAGGAGGTTCTGGAGGTGGAGCATCAAAAGATAATTCAGGTTCTGGAGGTTCTGGAAATACTCCTAACACAACTCCTTCTCAGGGAAATGATGGAGGTGGTACTGGGGCAGGAGGTGCTCAAGGTGGCGGTGGTGGTGGAGGTGCTGGTGCTGCTGGTCAGGATGGAGGATCAAACTCCCCAGGAGAAAGAGCAGGAAATGGGGGTAATGGGTCTGCCTCTGATATAACAGGTTCAAGTGTTACTAGGGCTGGTGGTGGTGGTGGAAGTGTAAATCATTCAACAGCTAGTTCAACTGTAGGTTCTGGTGGCTCTGGAGGTGGTGGAGCAGGGGCTGCTAGTGGAGCAGTAGGCACATCTGGAACAGTAAATACAGGAGGAGGAGGAGGTGCTGGATTTTACTCTAATGGTAATTCAGGTGCTGGTGGATCAGGAATAATAATTATTAAATATTCAGGCCCAACAGATGAAGTTATTTCTTTTACAGGCTCTGGACAATGGACTTGTCCTACAGGAGTTCCTTCAATTAGATATTTAGTTATAGCTGGTGGAGGAGGCGGTGGCGGTGCTGCTGGTGGTGGAGGAGGAGGTGCTGGAGGGTTTAGAACAGGCACTGGACTTACTGTTGCCGCAGGAGACACTTATACTATCACCGTAGGTGCAGGAGGCACTGGTTCGGCACCAGGCTCTGCTCCAACCATAGGATCAAATAGTGCAATATCTGGACCTTCTCCTTTTTCAACTATAACTTCTAATGGCGGGGGTAAGGGCGGTGGTTTTGGAGTTGCAGCAGGTGCTGGAGGATCAGGCGGAGGTGGTGGTAGTGCTGCTGGTGCTG